TATTCCGTGTGCTAAGTTCTCATGGCAATATCTACACAAACACGCTAGGTTGTTTAGTTCGCTTGTACCGCCTCTACCTCTAGGCAATATGTGGTGTACCTCAGTAGCAGGTGCGCCACATATTACACAACATGGATAGCCATCTATACTATCTCGTTCGATAGCTTGTGGTCTTGTGATTTTATAGAGTTTATCATCATTCCTTTTTCGCTTGTTCATTCCCCCACTCCTTAACCAACGATTGAATGTAATCGCTATCATCAAGTTTTATTCCGAGTTGGTTACACTCATCAACCAAGCAATCAATAAGCCTTTGCATCTCTGCAACTGTGTATACTGATGATCCGTGGTAGCACATGATGTTGTGATAACCTTTGATGCTTTTACACTCGCCAGCATCTTTGGCTATCCAGCCAAGGCCGTGTGATTGCCATATTTGAATGTATCTTTCTATGGCATCTTCACGGACTGGAACATATGTGAAATGACTGCAATCTTTGATTGCTTTTCTATATACATCTTCCTTAGACATATACGAATGGTTACTCATGACTTCCGCTATCTTTTGACATAGAACCCAGCAATATGCATTAGCGTTCATACTACGTGATTTTGATTTCTTTTTGATTTCAATCACGTATTCTTTTTCTTTATCTAATTTCGCTAGATCATTGTCATGTGGTGCTGGTATTACTACCATTACACCTAGCGGACTACGAAGTATATCAATATTACTTGTTGTCCACTTCATAGCCTTTTACCCAGTCATAAAGTTTAGACATTTGGTCTCTTGTAATGTTATCAATCACACCAACACCAAACATTTTAGTTAATTGGTGTGCTACTTGTTCTTCACTTAACCCATGTTCACTTGCCATCTTTAGCACGATTGCATACGCATTGTGAGGGTCAAATTCTTTTTCTTTCTTTTCTTTTTCTGCCGCTGCATTGATTTTGGTATCTTGTAAACCTCGATATACATCAGCACCTACACCAATCATTTTTGCTGCAGTACCTAATGCATCGGTAACCGCCATTTTGAATGCCTCATCATTTCCATGGAAACCATTTTTATCTTTGTAAATTAAGAAATCACCACCATATCCGGGAATTGGCTCACTCCATGTATCACCATCTTTGATATATAGATTTACCAACACATACAACATGGTTTCTTTTGTTTCTTCGACTGGTACTTGTTGACTACTAACAATTTCAAACTTCCAACCAATACCACATAGCCCATATGTTTCCGTTAATATTTCCCATCGCCATTGAGGGGAAATATCGTATTTTCCTTTGAGTCTCCCAAAATCGATTACCTTTAACGCTGATTGCGGTACAGTTTTTACCGCATTATATCTAATATCCATCTATACCCCTTTATATTTGTAACCACGCATTTCTAAGAAATCAGTCAAATCTTTTGCATTATCTTCGGTTAAGTCATAAACAGTTATCGTTAAACCAGTCTTTGTTTCTACGACTTCGATTGTTTCAACTGGTTCATTTGTAATGCTTGCTCGTGCAGCCTCTTCCATTTCGTTACGTTCTGCAAACTTTGCATTGATTAACTCTCTAGCCTGATCTAATGGCATATCTTTTACCGCACTCCAACATTCATCAAATGTAATCGGTGTTGCTAGTTCGTATTGTTGGTTACAAGTATCTACAACAAACTCAATCATGCCTTTTTTCTCTGCTAAGATTTGTTTATAATCATCATCTGATTGTTGGCGCTTTGAAATTTCAATCATCATTCCCTCAATGGAAATTTCAATATCTTTCATCTTTGCAGTTTTATTTAACCAGCGTTTATCGTGTTGAAGTTGATTTGCGTACTCTTCACGCACTCCATATTTTTCAACCATCTTTTCAATAAACTTGTTAATGGCATCAGTTTTTGCTTGCACCTCTTTTTCATCAAAGTATTTGATTTGTTCTGCAAGTGGTTTTTCTGCATCGTAAACAACTTTCAATACTTCATTTACTTCTTCCTCAAATAACTCAATTGGTCTTTTGAGTTCTCGTTTTTTCTCTTTACAGAATTTATCAAGCGTTGTTCTATACTTAACGATTTCGTTTTTAGCACTTACCATGTCCTTATAGTTTTCTTCTGTTACTACAAGGCCTTTATACTTTTCTAACTGTGCCTCAAAGTAAGTTTTGATTTCGTCTTTGTTCCACTTAAATACTTGTTCGTTTTGACTAACAATAGGTGTTAAATTAATTTCCATTTTATTCTCCTTATACTTGTGCTAAAATACAAGTAGAGTATTTTCCAATACTTCTACACAAAGTCCGCTGAAACTTCTTCTACACTTTTCACTAGCGGACTTTTTCATTTTTATAAAACTCTATTTCTTCTTCCCATTTACTGCTTAGTAACCACATCGTTACACCTAACAGGCTTTGACAAAAGAATGTCCACATATCAATGTTGTCTAGTTCTAAGCTACCCATACCACCAATCACTAATATTGATGATATGATTTTCATTCCATTACACAACTTAATCATTTAAATCTCCTGTAATCACTAGCATTTGGCTAGTGATTTTTCTAATTTCACCTCTTAGATACCGATTTTCTGATTGCAAGCGTTCGTTTTCTGCTTGCAACTGTTTATATCTGACAATGTTAAACTCCGTTGTCAGCCCTGCTAATTTCTCAACCTCATTCCGGTTGAATTTCACGCCGGGTATCGGTAACTGGTGTAACTTGCCCTCATTTCTGAGGTTATATACCGCTGTTTCTGATATCGACAGTAACGCAGCAACCTCTTTAACTGTGTAAACTAATTTTTCCATAGAATTCGTCCATACATTCTCCTTTTTATAAAAAATAATCAACAGTTACACCGAAATAATCGGCAATTTTTTTTAGCGTATCTACGCTAGGTTTTGAACGACCTTTTTTGTAGTCAGTCATTGCCGCCGTAGAAATGCCCGTAGCTTTACTTAATGCATATGCAGTTATGCCATGCTTTTTTAAAAGCTTTTCGATTTTTCCATACATCTTGCTATATCACCTCGATTCTGATATATTAAAATTAACTAATATTTATTAGCTAATTTTTACGTGATTTGTAATCTCGTTTTCATTAGCTATCTCGCAATTTCATAATATTATGTTTTTGCGAGAATGTCCAATTAAACGTTTATAAAATTTCTTAAAAGAGATTAAATCATGAGCAACAAAAACATATATAGTAAGATAGAAGCTCTATTGAGTCAACATAATATAAGTGCGTACAGACTTTCTAAAGATACTGGAATTTCAACGGCATCGCTTACAGATTGGAAAAAGGGGCGCTCAAATCCTAAAGCAGATAAAATACAAATCATAGCGGATTATTTTAACGTTCCTATCTCGTATTTTTTAGATAGCACTGAGCAAACAAAAGAGGTACCACCTATTAAAAGTGATACCTTCAATGTTGACTTCAAAAATGTGAAAGTGATGTTCTATGGGGATTATGAACTTACTGAGCAAGAGAAGAAAATGGTTGAAAATGTGATTAAAGGGGTTATTTCATCACGCAAGGATGAAAGGGATAAAAAATAAGTATATAGGGGTGTAGTATGAAACGAATGTATCCTATTGTGTTAGATATTATTAAAGAAAATCGGTCTAATGATCCGGATGTTATTGCTAAGAATTTACGTATTAGTGTTCACTACAGATCACTACCAAAGCATCTAAAAGGACTATTAATAAAAACACCTTTTTCAAAGGATATTGTTATCAACTCAAAAATAGATATAAACCATAAAAAAGTGGCATTAGCGCACGAATTAGGTCATGTCATATTGCATAAAGGTGGATATAACTTATTTGATATTGATCTATTGACAGATAGGGATAAAAAAGAAAAAGAATATCAAGCAAATAAATTCGCTTTTTTATTGGTGGCTCATACCTGTTTAAGAAATTCACCGAAAATGATTGATAGTATTCGCAATGAAAAGGAATTAACTTTTAACGATACGATAGAGTTACTTAAAATATTTGAGCGCACGGGGTGTTATATTTAATAATCAAAGGAGATGATTGTTAATGGCTTTCTTTAATTCTATGAACCGATTAAAGTTTTCTATTTTATTTATAACTTATTTAGTTATTCAATATGTTCTTGGTTATATAGTTGTTCCGGCATTAGTCGATTACTACCACGACACAACAATCAATATGGTTACTATATTTATCGGTCTTTTCCTTTATGTATTAATTGTTTTTTGCGCATATAAGAGGTTAATAGATTGTGGAAAATCTAAATGGAATTTGATTTTTATATCAATTCCAAAAGTTCAATTTTTATGGTTTATTTATTTATGTTTTCCTAAATCTATTGTTAAGGTGGAGACATTATGCAATACAACATCAGCGTGAGGAAGAAAGATAGAGGATATCAAATAATTGTATCTTATAAAGACGGCTATAGGTGGCGGCAAAAATCAAAGCAAGGGTTCCGAACGCAACGTGAAGCCAAGGAATACGGCCACATTATCGTTAAGGAGTTAGACAAAACTGCACTACTTACTAAAGATACAGAATTAAAAGAATTAACATTCAAGGAATTTGCGGATATGTTCCTTGAAATTAAAAAAGGCCACATTA